ATCAATCACAATAAAATCGTCTGTTGTGATTGCAGTATAATCCATATCTAAGTACAAACGATTTTGTCTCTTATTAAATCTGACTTGTTTCTCTGGTGTTAGTAAGAAATCAATATCTTCAAGATATGTTTTTGTCATTGAATATTGTAGCAATTCGACAGAGTTAAAGTAATAAAGATCATTTAAGAACAACTGATATTTAATACTAAACATACCACCAGATATTGTGCTTGTATCAAACTTGAATATCTTTTCAATACCAATTACTGAATCTGGAACTTGTATGAAATTTGATGTCTCAGCAAAATTATTTGTCATTGTGGACATACCACTGACTGTAGTTGATATTCCTGAGGTTGTTACGATACCTAATGTATTTGAACTTCCAGTTTCATTTGTTGCCTTTCCCCTATTAATGTCTTCTGCTGTAAATTTATACTTCAAATACATTCTTTCAACACCATCAAAATGACGTTCGTTGAAAATTTGTAATGCATCATCAACTAAATCATCTATTTGATCATCATCGACATTTATTTCCAATACAGGAGCACCTAATCTCCTTAAAGAATAATCTATCAATTCTTGTCTACTACTTGGTTTTGCCATCAGAATGAGCCTCCATCTATCAATCCAGCAGTTAATGTTCCGGTAACATTTGCAGTTGCAGCAGTTAATGTGCCTGTAACATTGGATGTTGCCGCAGTTAGAATACCAGTTATATTTCCATTTCTGGCAGTAAATTCATCAAATACTAAATCATCTGCAACAAATAAGTCACCACCAACAAATACATCACTAAATGTTGTAACAATACCTGTGAATGATGAAACACCCGCAATATTTAGTTGATTACCAAATATTGTACTTGTTGAAGTGCTGATACCAGTGAATGTTGAAACACCAGCAACAGTTAATCCTTTTTGAAATTCAGATACACCAAAGAACGTGGAAACACCAGACATTCCAGCGACTTCACCAACTGAAAGTTGTGAAACCGAAGCGATACCGCCAATTACGTTAGTTGCGTTTTCGGCAGCAGCACCACCAGAAGCAGCAGCAATAACTTTAACAGCGTTAGATTGTCCGACACGAACTTTGATGTTTGCCATTAACGGGTTACTCCCTCTCTAACTAAAACATTTCCTTCAACGACGGTTTGTTTAGAATCTCCTAAAGTGATAACAACATCATAAACATAACGTCCTGCTTTGATTGCAGAGGTTGTTGTGGCTGACATTTCTAAAACAATTTGTCCATTTGTAGTTGGAGAAGGGATAGAAACAGTAAAATCATGTCCGGTTGAAGCACCAGCATGTTTTCTCATTTGAGCAGCACCACTGTAACCAGTCAAATCAAACGCTGCGTTAGTTTCAGCAGACTCTAACGTAAATGTTTCTGAAAATGTTGTGCCTGAATTAATTACAATATTCGATACATATACAGCCATCTATTTAACAATACTATATTATTTACTATTTATGACTAAGTTAATCCCCTCCTTCAATTCTTTTAACGCATCTTTGATATCTTGGATGTCACTTTTCATTTGTTTAATTTCATCCTTTTCTTTTTCTTTTGATTTCAAACTGCGAACATAGTTATCATATCCTGTAAAATCACAGTTTATGATAGCACCGGAGTTTTCATCACGGTATAAATTTTTGTGTCCTTCAACTCTAATCATCTTACTGCGATTGTTCTGAGATCTTTAAATCTTGGAGGTCTTGCCTGATTTGTTCCAAACATTACAATCTTAATTGTAAAACCTGTAAATAAATCTAAGTTTTCTGCAGTAAACTGATATTCTAAAAATTCATCTTCTAAACTTGCAGGAACAAATACATCAGGTCTTCCATCATTTTTTGAAGGATCAATAACCTGATCACCGAAACCAGTTTCATCACTGCTCACCAAATTTTTGTAACCAGGAAATAGTTCAAATTCTTGTCGAACACCATCAGAATCAACTCTGTCCAGAGAATATAAGACTCTAAAGTCTGCACTTGCATCTCTATACGCTGACAGAATAACTCTTAATGATGTTGCAGGTCTACTTAATTTGATACCGTTTGATACATATGTCGCTGCATGAGGATCATCTAAAATTGAATTTGCAGACTTACTTGTGGCATAATTATCAGATCCAACAGGATTATTAATTCGATGATTAATTAGTTCAATAAAGGATGTATCAGTACGTATCACAGGAGATAATGCTGATGTTCCATTATTATTCATAGTTACATTTAAAGTTAATGATTTATTTCTTGGAAGATTTGTTACAAATGTATCTTCATTTAACTTAGATGCAACTAATCTTGGTGTTGATAATGCATTATATTCGTTTAGAGTTACATTTTCAAATCCCATATCTAAAAATGGAACTTCTGTCCCACCCACACTTCTTGCTGTCACTGTTCTGATAGTTGCGTTTGAGCTGGTAGTAGAACCTGGATTAAAATTAGCAACTGATGGAACAACTGCTCCGAACATAATATTTCTGGAAGCGTGAACATTTTTACCACCAGTAACCTTTTCAGTATTAAAACTTAATGCTGGTAGACTACCGATACCTGAGATTCCAGACAAATCAGTTGATCGAAGAGTTCCATTTGTTGTAGACATATCAATTGATAAGAAATAAGAATCTAAATCAACATCTCCACTTGTGCTCACAGTATTTGTAATACCATTGATTCTTCTTAGAGAGACACCATTTAGTTCATATTTTTGTACATTTACAACACCTACTTGTCCATGAGACTGTGCAATTGTATTGTCTACTCCTCTTGTTAAAGTTCCTAATGATGATGCACCAATAGTCTCATAACCAATTACTTCATTTCCTAATATGACATATCCAGTATTTGCAGTGCCGACAGGTGATCCCTCAAAGAATGCAAATATTGAAGTATTTGCTGCACCAACTGTCAATGTGGATTCTTCAGTTGCAGTGATGCTACTTGATAACTCAATTAGTTTTGTAGTTGGTTGAACTGAGGTTAATTTTGCTTTATTTGTTGAAGTATATAAACCATTATCAAAGTGATCTACCTTAATATGTTTACCATCATTGACTCCACCATCAGCAGTGTAACTTGTAACTAATATTGAAGAATTAAGTGACATAGATGTTGGATTGAATACCTGAAGTGGTTTGTTGATTGAGTCAGTAAATGAGGCATCAGATCCTTGTATATCTGTTAGATATAACCTATCTACATTACCAACAGATTTGATTACAAGTTGTGCTCCCTGTCCTTTTGCACCTGAAGCCTGTGCTGTTACAATTCCAACAATATCACCAACATTATATCCTTCACCATTACTATTAATTGATAAAGTGGAAACAGCACCATTTGCTTCAACAGCAGTAATTTTTAATTTTAATCCTGTTCCTTGAGTTGAAATTGGATAAGTTTCAAATTCAGTTCCAGCACCAGACGCTGCAGCATATCTAAGACCACCGGTCATGATCCCGACACCAGAAACTTTTGCACCAACTCCAGTGATTACCGCTGTGTTGTCTATAAACCCTCTTGCGTGTATCTTTCTACCTGTGGTAACAATTCCTACTAAAGCTGCATTTGAGATCGATGTAACCCCTACAAACCCTGTCTTAGGTAATGTTTCGATTGGGTTATCTAAAAGTTTTGGCGATTCAAGTGTATTCTCATCAACTGTAGCATTATCTTCTGTAATTATACTTGGATTATAGAATGTTGCTGTTCCTGTGTTAGATGTAAAGTTTGCTTTATATAACTTAAACTTCATATCTTGATATTGATTTTCAGTCCATAGAGAACCATTTTGTGATCTAAACAATGCACCCATTGAGAATTGAGTTGAATATGTTGTTTGTTCTGCGTTAGGAAGGTTCTGTGTATTCACAGTTGCTTCATTCATTGTTGCAATCCAAACCTCATACTCCATACTCTTATCGGAAAGTAAAACTATAGCATACTCTCTTCCTGGTGGTAAAAATATTGGTTCTGGGAATGTAACTTTAGTTCCTTTTGAACCATCCGTAGATGTATTATTTTTAAGCAAGATGTCGTTACCATCCTCATCAGTTCCGACAACAGAATTAGGATTTAATACAACTGGAGTGCCAAGAACATCTCTGGTTGGAATTCCAAGTGATGTAGTTCTAACTTGTATAGTCACTGGCAAATTACCAGGATCAACTTTTGCGAAGTATACTTCTACTGCGGTTAAAAACGCCCCATCAATGTCATCATTAGTATCAATATCTGAGGGTGCTTCGATATTACCACCAACAACAAATGTTTGAGCAAGTGGATCAAAAAATTCTACTTCGACTCTATCAGTAACATCTAAATTGTTCACATCAAATCCAACATTCGTAGTAGTATCAATATCAGTTACAAAATCTGTTGTTAATACTTCATTCTGCCACCTATCAATTGATCCATTCGAAATATAATTTACTTCTGCAGTAGAAATGCTACTTGAACCCACTAATCCTGTATTGTTATCGGGATCAGAACTTAATTTAAATGTTTTTGTACCATTCTCAATACGCACAGGTGGTGTTGGTAATACATTAGGATCTCTCAAGAAGAAAGTACCAACTAAATCTCCTTGAACATCTGATATTAAACGAATATCCTTAACATACGCAATGGCACCACTAGTTTGACCAACTAATTTCATATCTAATGTAATGTATCCAAAGAAAGATCCTATAGCTTCCTCTGATAATGATTTTGTATCAACATTTAAAACTGTAGATGTTTGACTGTAACTTGTTGGTAAAGAAACAGGTGTGCCACCCGCAGGAACTATTGCGTAAGGATTAAAACTATATGTTTCTGATGGATTGTTAAATATACCTTTTTTATGATTTGGAGATGCAACTCTAAATCTAATCAAATTATCAGATCCAACAGAACCAACAACAGTCTCTCCGATTTGGAATACACCATCTGAACCATCTTGACCATCTGAATTTTT